ATCATTGTAGTTAGATTCATTTAAACTAAATGTAAGGTGATAATTTTTAGGATATTCACCCTTACTAAATTTTAAAGCTCGTTTTTTTATCTTTGTATAATCATAAAATTGAATATTAGGAAATAAATTAAAAACGTTATGAATTTCCCAGGGTATATCGCTTGTAGTGTTTAACCTTACAACTGGTTTAAAACCATTTTTAAAACAATAAACCTCATGATTAGTTATTTCTCTTAATAGCTTTGTAATAAATTTCGCTCTATCCTGGAAGTAAAACCTAGTTCTGTTAACCCTGCCTAATGTTTTTTGAGGCATAAAAACTGGATTGCCTGCCGTATGTAAACAAGCCTTCTCACAACCTTTAGAACTACTTGAGCAAGTATTAAAGCCTGATATTTTAGCTGGAGCTAAGTTTAATCTTAATATCCAATATTTTTTCAATTCCTCAATCTTTAGGTTTTTATCAGTTTTAGGATTGCCAGTTCTAAAACATAGCTTTGATGGTACTTGATATTTAAATATATTAGTCATGTTTTCCCCTTTAGTTGTTTATATCTTAATCGTATATTATTGTATATTGGTGTCAAGTATTAATAACCTAGCCAATTCTTAACGTCTTTTAATTTATATTCCTTTTTGTGTCCTAACTCTTTAAAGAAATAATAAATCTCATCTAAGTTTCCATGTTGGTTTATAATTTGTATGGCTCTTTTTAATGTAATTATTGTCATAGTTTCCTTTATTGGTTTAAGTTTACTTTTTTAAAGATATTAATTAAAACTGTAAATTGTTCAAAATTTAATTTTTCAATGTCATTTACATATTTTTTTAAATCATTATCTTTTTTCATTTGTTTAATTAAATTGATTTTAATTTGTTTTTTCTCTCTGTTTTCTTTGCACCATTGAGATAGTTTTTTGTCCCAATTTTTAGATTGGTAAGTAGTTTTCATTTCTAACATTTTAGTTCCTATTGTTTGATTTGTTTTAATGCTCATAAATATCAATATACACATTGGATATGTTAACACAATAGTTAATTTAAATTATCTTTTAGAATAGTTCTAATGTAATAAAGAATAGGACCAGGATATATAAAGGACCAATTAAAAGAATAGTTAAAAGAATAATAGTTAAAAGAATATATATTAATAAAGTTGTTATTCTAATTCATCAACGAATTTTTATTCCTAGGGTAAACAATCGGATTAAGAACCAATCTAAGTACCAATCAATTTATTATACATAAGGTATGGTTGATAATTAATGATTATCGGAATAACTATTGATATTCGTTTATTATTACTAATACGGAATGGAGTTTATAACTTAGAATCATTCCAATCTATCACTTTTTTTGTGGCAAAATGACCCCATACCCCCCAGGTCGCACCCACACTTTATTATATATATATACATGGATAATTTCCACAACCACACAGACAGCTCTCTAAAACAACCCACCCCCTTTTATACACACTTAATCTAAATTTTTTATTTTACTATTTTTTAAAATACACTAAATGTAGTATATGGATCACCTTGACTTAGAAGATGTAGAATCAATCTGCTTTATTGAAGAAGGCAGCAACAATGTAATAATGAAGTTCTATGGATTTAGTGAATCTAAACAAGCTGAACTATTTAGCATCTTTGCTATGAAGAAACTAGACTTTGACTACATACCCAATGATGCGTATAGAAACAAATCTATACACTAGATATGGATATTAAGATTCCCTATACACCAAGGAAACATCAAAACTTTTTACACAAGCAAATAGATAAACATAGATGGAGTGTGCTAGTCTGCCACAGGCGGTTTGGTAAAACTGTTTGCATGATTAACCACCTTATAAAATCTGCACTAATGTGTAAATTGAAGAACCCAAGATTTGCCTACATTGCACCAACCTTTAAACAAGCTAAGAGTATTGCCTGGGATTACATGAAACAGTTTACAGATAAGATCCCTTATATTAAATTTAACGAAACTGAACTTAGAGTTGATTTACCCAATGGTGCTAGGATAACATTACTAGGAGCAGAAAATTCTGATGGATTAAGAGGTATATATCTTGATGGCTGCGTAATTGATGAGTATGCTAATGTTCATAGCAAACTATTCCCAGAGATTATTAGACCGGCATTATCAGATCGTAAAGGCTACTGTGTGTTTATTGGGACACCTGCTGGAATGAACAACAACTTCTACGAACTATATCAACACGCACAAGGTGCGGAGGATTGGTTTAACTATAAGGCAAAAGCATCAGAGACTAAGATTGTAGATGAAGAAGAGTTGGTTAAGGCAAAAGAAGTAATGGGTGATAAGAAGTACAACCAAGAGTTTGAGTGTGATTGGATAGCTAACATTGAAGGAGCTATCTATGGAGATGTGATTGGCAAGATGGAAGATGAAAAAAAACTAACAAGAACACCTTACGATCCTGCGCTACCAGTTTCTACAGCATGGGATTTGGGGGTCTCAGACCATAGTGCTATTATATTTTATCAGCAACTTGGAACAGCAATAAACATTATTGACTACCATGAAGAGAGAGGTCAAGGATTACCTTATTACATACAGATGATTAAAGAGAAAGATTATGTCTACAAAGATCACTATGCACCACACGACATTGAAGTTACAGATTTTGGAAATGGTAAGACCAGGAGAGAGGTCGCATATCAATTAGGAATAAGATTTAAGGTAGTACCAAAAATACCACTTGAGGATGGCATACACGCCACTACAATGACCTTGCCTAGATGTTACATAGATACAGACCATTGCAAAAAGTTAATAGATGCGTTAAGACATTACCACAGGAAATATATAGATAAAGATAGAATGTTTAGATCAAAGCCTGTACACGATTGGAGTTCACACGCAGCGGATGCTATGAGGTATCTAGCGGTGGGACTTCAAGAAATTAATACTAGACAAACTGCACCACAAAGTGTAGCAGAGAATGAATATAGGATTATATAATTATGAGTTTTTTATCACCAAAGATGCCACCACTACCACCAGTTCAACCTTTGCCAGAACCACCTTCAGCAGAAGTCTCGGCAGAAGATAAAGCTAGAATTGCAGCAGAACAAGCAGCGGTAGAAAGAAAAAGAAAAGGTAGAAAATCTACTATTCTAACTTCGCCACTAGGCGTTGAAGAAGAAGCAGAAACACAAAAGAAAACTTTATTAGGATCATAATGGGATCAGTATTTAGACCTTCACCACCACCTAGACCAACACCAGCTCCTATAGCGGTAGCACCAACTGTAGCAGAAGTTTCACAAAGTGAAGCAACAAGTGCAGATGGTTATGATTTAAGAAAGACAAAAGCAAAAGGAAGATCAGCTACAATTATGACAGGATCAAAAGGTGTTCAAGATGAAACAATTACTTTAGGCAAGAAAACTTTACTAGGACAATAATGGCTAAAACAGATTTAACTAGAGATTTATTATCAAGGTTTGACAGACTAGAAGGTCAAAGACAAAATTGGGAAACACATTGGCAAGAGGTTGCGGATTATATGCAACCAAGAAAAGCGGATGTAACCAAGACTAGAGCTAGAGGTGATAAACGAATGGAGATGATATTTGATTCTTCTCCAATACAAGCAGTAGAATTATTAGCATCATCATTACATGGTATGTTAACCAATCCTGCTACACCTTGGTTTACTTTAAGATTTAAAGAGAATGATGTTGAGAACGAAGATGAAGCAAAAATCTGGTTAGAGTCTGCAACTGCAGCAATGTACACAGCATTTAATAGATCAAACTTTCAACAAGAAATTTTTGAATTGTACCATGACCTAATTACATTTGGTACAGCAGCAATGTTTATAGAAGAAGATGATGATGATTTAATTAAATTTTCAACAAGACATATCAATGAAGTTTATATTGCAGAGAATGATAAAGGTAGAGTAGATACAATCTTTAGAAGATTTAAAATTTCTGCTAGAGCAGCAATACAAAAGTTTGGTGATAAAGTTTCATCTGACATTCAAGGAATATTTAAAAAAGATCCTTATGCAGAAGTAGAAATTATTCACGTTGTTTATCCAAGATCAGATTTTGATCCTAAGAAAAAAGATAAAAGTAATATGCCATTCGAATCTGTGTACTTAGAATATAAAAATGCAAATGAATTATCTATGTCTGGATTCAAAGAGTTTCCTTTTGTAGTTCCAAGATATTTAAAAGCATCAAACGAAATTTATGGTAGAAGTCCAGCAATGACAGCGTTGCCAGATGTTAAGATGTTAAATGAAATGTCTAAGACAACTATTAAGGCTGCACAGAAACAAGTTGACCCACCACTATTAGTTCCAGATGATGGATTTTTATTACCAGTTAGAACTGTACCAGGCGGATTAAATTTTTATAGATCAGGTACAAGAGATAGAATTGAACCTTTAAACATTGGTGCAAACAATCCACTAGGTTTAAACATGGAAGAGCAAAGAAGAGATTCAATTAGAAATGCTTTTTATGTTAATCAACTTCAATTGCAACAAGGTCCACAAATGACAGCAACAGAAGTCGTACAAAGAAATGAAGAGAAGATGAGATTACTAGGACCTGTTCTTGGTAGACTACAATCAGAATTATTAAAACCATTAATTGATAGAGTGTTCGCTATATTACTTCGTAACAATATGTTACCAGAAGCTCCAGAGTTTTTGTCTGGCAGAGATATAGAAATTGAATATGTATCACCACTTGCTAAAGCACAAAAATCTTCAGAGCTACAATCTATTATGAGAGCAATAGAAATATTAGGTTCACTTGCAAATGTAGCACCAGTATTTGATTATGTTAATTTTGATAATCTTGTTAAACACTTGGCAGACATAGTTGGCATGCCACAGAAATTATTAAAATCACAAAACCAAGTAAACGCAGAAAGACAACAAGCAGCACAAGCTGCACAACAACAACAACAAATGGCTCAGATGCAACAAGTTGCACAAGCAGCAGGAGATGTAGCACCACTAGCAAAAGCGTTGCCAGAAGAAGCACAAGCTTTAGTTAATTCAGAAGTGGAATA